CAAGCCTGATGCCATCAACAACGGTAATTTCACGCAGAACAGCAGTCAAGATGCGAAATCACAGGCATGCATCTACGAGATTTGGGACAAAGAGAATCAGAAAGCTATTTGGTTCTCCAAGACGCTGAAACAGATCATTGATGAGCGTCCTGATCCGCTGAAGCTGGAATGCTTCTTCCCATGCCCTCGCCCTCTATATGCCACGCTGACCAGTGATACGCTGATTCCGGTTCCAGACTACAAGCAATATCAGGATCAGGCGCAGCAGCTTAATAAGCTTGCTGTTCGAATTGATGGCCTGATTAAGATGCTGGTAGTCAAAGGTGTCTATGATGCCGCGATTCCTGAACTTGCGCGCCTATTCAAAGAGGCTGGCAATGGTGATCTGATCCCGGTCAAGAGCTTCCAGAACTTCTCCGAGAAAGCGGGCCTAAAAGGCTCAATCGATATCTTTGACATTGCTCCGATCGTTGCGGCGCTGAATGAGGCTTATCAAGCCATGGAAGCGGTCAAGAACGAGATTTACGAGCTAATGGGTATCTCGGATATCGTCCGTGGTTCCTCCGATCCGCAAGAGACTTACGGCGCACAGAAGCTCAAAGGCCAGTATGGCAGCATGCGTTTGCGCTCTAATCAGGAAGCAGTTGTTAAGTTTGCAACTGAGCTATTGCAGATCAAAGCACAGATCATTTGCAAGCACTTCCAGCCTGAAAACTTCCTAAAGATCGCATCTGCGCAGCAACTCCAGCCAGCGGATCAACAATTGATTGCCCCAGCAATTCAATTGCTGATGGGCGACCGTGCTATGAATCCTGAATCTGAGACGCAGGAAGGCCCGCTAATGGGTTTCCGCATCGAAGTTTCAAGCGATTCCATGGTGCAGATGAATGAGGAACAGGAAAAGAATGACCGCGTTCAATTCTTGGGTGCCGTTTCTGGCTTCCTGCGTGATGCCATGGCTGCTGTTCAGCAAGCTCCCCAACTTGCTCCCCTATCTGCTCTCCTTCTCAAATATGGCGTAAGTGGATTCAAGGTCGGCAAGACCGTAGAAGGTGCAATTGATCAAATGATCGACCAATTGACGCAAGAGGCACAGAATCCTCAGCCTAAGCCGAGCAAGGAAGAAATGGCAGCACAAGCTAACCTTCAGGCTGAGCAGCAGAAAGCCCAGTTGCAAGCCATGCTGAAAGACCGTGAGATTCAGGCAGAGAAAGAACTTGAGTTGGCTCGTCAGCAATTCCAAGCGCAAGAGGAACAGAATCGCAATCAATTAGAGGCTCAGCGCTCTCAATTGGAGGCCCGTTTGGAAGCTCAATTGGAAATGCAGCGCCAAGCTAATGCGAGGGAATTGGAATCCATGCGTGGTCAAATTCAAGTGCTTATCGCTTCAATGAATAACGAAGCTCGACTTGAGCAGGCACAAATTACTGCTCAAACTACTTTGACTAGCCAGCAGATTAATGCCGCTGAAAGTGCTGATGATGAGGTGAATCGATAATGCCTATTTACGCCATGATGTGCCAATGCGGTCATGAAGAGGATGTTTATCGTTCAATTTCCAAGATGAATGATGATTTGCCTAAGCATTGTGGCATTACAATGCAGCGTAAAATAGTCGCGCCGATGGTAGCTGCTGATATTCAGCCTTATCAGAGTATGTGTGATGGCAGTTGGATTACTAGTCGTTCGCAGCATAGAGCACATTTAAAGCATCATAATGTAGTAGAAGTAGGAAACGAGAAGTTACAAGCACCAAAGAAACATATTGCGCCGCCGTCAGGATTAAAAGATACTCTTATCCGCACGGTAAATGAAAAACTGAAATAACTCTTTCTCGATTACTTGAGAGGATTTAAATGGACGAAGAAATTGAAGTAAGTCAGCCTGAATCCCGGCGTGATATGCTGGCCGCAAGTTTCGATAATATTGAAACGCCAACTGAACAGTCTATTAAAACGGCTGAAGATCGCACAAGGGATGATCAGGGCCGTTTTGCGGCTAAGGAACAAGAGCCAGTAAAGGCTGAAATTGCTCCTGAAACGCCGCAAGAGCAACAGATGACTCAACGCGAGTTGACGACCTGGCGCAAGGAATATCGACCGATTCAGGATAAGTTGGGCCGTGGCGAGGCATTGACTGCCGATGAGGCACGAAAGCTTTACGAATACAACTTTGAACGCGAGAAGCAATACGCCAGTGGCGTAGCGGCGTTTAAGGGCGAGGCTGAACAAGCTCGCGAGTTGACCAGTGTAATGAATGAGTTCATGCCGATCCTTCAGCAGAACAACATTCAACCGGCAACATGGATTAAGAATCTTGGCAATGCTCATCGCACTCTAGTGATGGGTTCGCCAGAGCAGAAATTGCAGATGTTCAGCTATCTGGCGCAGGAATACGGAATTCCTCTGGCAGCGGTTGGGCAAGCGCAACAAGGTCAAGTAGATCCGGTTGCCATGCAATTGATGCAAGAGCTTCAAATGATTAAGCAGCAAGTCAGTGGTGTGACTAACTGGCGCGAGCAACAAGAGCAAGCAGCAGTACACCAAGAATTGGCAAAGTTCGGGGATACCTCTAAGTATCCACACTTTGAGCAGGTACGCGGGGACATGGCTCTATTACTAGAGGCAGGTCGTGCCCAAGACCTTGATGACGCTTATGCGAAGGCTGTACGCCTGTCTGACGATGCATGGAAGGCTGAGCAAGATCGAATTGCACAGACCACTATGCAAAGCCAGCAACAGGCGAAAGCAGTATCTGTAGCTAAAGCGAAAGCGAGTGGTGGACAAGTGAAAAGTGCTACTCCTAGCACAATGATTCCAGTCCCAACCGCAAAGGATAGGCGTGGCGCACTGAAGGAAGCTTTTGATTCCGTCGAGCCAGGCCGGGTTTGATCTGCCTAACTAAGGAGAATATATTATGGCTTTTGCCAACTCTCAAATTACTGATATCATCGCTTAAGAGAAAACGGCGCTATATCGTTCTCTGAGATTCGATTGTATTTCTTCCTGTTTTGTTCTTTGGTGAGATATTGAAGGTTCCAAGGGACATGAAGACCAGAAACAGGGCGACCATCAATCAACCCTTTAAGCGGAACAATGTGGTCAACCTCCATACCACTAGGACATTTAGAGTAGATTTCTAAAAGTTCTTGTTTGGAGACCCAAGCTGGAGTTTTAAGTTTGACGTCTTTTCTGCGGTAATGAAGGCGAGCAGGATTAGCAGGATCGGTAGCCCATCGAATACGGCGTTTTTCGTTTAGAACATCACGATTAATGTCATAAAAGGTTTGCTTCTGAGCTAATAACTTCTCTCTATACAGCGGATCAGATTTATATCGGTCGCGTCGCCATTGATTTTGATATTCGGCGTACTTACCAAAGTACTTCTTAGATCGAGATGAATTGTCGGCCTTAGTGCAAAGTTTGCATTTATGACTGATAGTATCCAGTTTCTTGTAGTAGTCGGATCGAGGTTTCTCAATCTGGCATACAGGGCAAAGTTTAGTTTCAAGTGGTTTTTTCATAGAGATATTATAGCACTCGTAGGGGCGATGTAAAACCGGGTGAATCAAGTGGACGCTGTGATGCCAACACTGAACCAAGCCGCATATGTAAGCGAAAGCCTAGGGATGCGGAAGGCCAAACGACTAGGTAGTGACGAAAGAATAATCTACCCACGAGCGCCCGGCAGCCGAAAGGCTGATGAGATAGTCTGCTCTGCAAGGAAAAAGAATTTGCAGAAGCCGAGGATAAAGAGCCACGGCGATAACACATGGACTACGATTCAATCTCGCTCCGGCGAGCTAGCAGATAATCTTACTAACAACAATGCGCTGCTGCGTCGTCTGAAAGCACGCGGCAATGTACGACCTTTCTCGGGTGGTAACGTTATCCTCGAAGAAATTATGTATAACGATCCGGCGACGGATAACAGCGCATCCTACTCTGGCTATGAAGCGATTAACATTTCGCCAGATAGCCCGATTTCCGCTGCGCAGTACAGCATTAAACAATATGCCGATGCTGTGACCATGTCCGGTCTGGAAATGCTGCAAAACAGCGGCAAGGAACAAATCATTGACCTGCTGGACGGTCGTATGATGGTTTCTGAAGCCCGTCTGCTGAACCGTATCGGCTCTGATATCTATCAGGACGGTACCGGCAATGGCGGCAAGAATATCACTGGTCTGGCTGCTGCTGTGCCTGATGTTCCTACTACCGGAACTTATGGCGGTATTGACCGTGCAACCTGGACTTTCTGGCAGCCGAAGAAGTTCTCCGGCGTGACTGATGGCGGCGGCGCAGTATCCGTAGCCAACATTCAGCAGTACATGACGAAATTGGCTCTGCAACTGGTTCGTGGTACTGACATGCCGGACCTGATCGTCGCGGATACCAACTACTACGCCCTGTATGCTAATTCGCTGCAAGCTATTCAGCGCGTTACTTCGGATGGTGGTGGTGATGCTGGCGCTGGTTTCGCAAGCCTGAAATTCTACGGTGGCGGCACTCAGGCAGATGTGGTTCTGGACGGTGGTATTGGTGCAGCAGCAACCGCAAACCACATGTGGTTCCTGAACACCAAATACATCTTCTTCCGTCCGCATAAAGACCGCAACTTCGTGCCAATCGGTGGCGAGCGTCAAGCTGTCAATCAGGATGCAATCGTGCGTCTGTATGGCTGGGCTGGCAATCTGACTGTGTCGGGTTCTCAGTTCCAAGGCGTAATGCTTGCGTGATTGACAACATTCTGAATTAAGGAGAAATCAAATGGCTTACACCATTCAAAATTCCCTGGCTGGCTTCCAGCCTATTGCAGTCACCGATACCGTACAGAATCATGCACTCGGCTATGTCGTTCGTGCCACTGATCCTGTCTATGGCGGCGGCGAATTCATCTACCTGAAGGGCATCGGCTCGACCGTAGTCGGTTCCATGGTTGATTACGACGAATACCTTGGCACTACTGCTCTGTCGCCTGCAACTGGTGGCACTGGCATGGTTGCTGTCGCTATGTCGGCTAACGTAGCCAATCAATACGGTTGGTATCAGATCACTGGCTCTGCTGTGGTCAAAGCGCCTAATGCAATGACTCCAGGCGCTGAAGTGTTCTCCCTAGCTGCAACTCCTGGCTCCGTTGATGATGCTGCGGTCAACGGTGAGCAGATCCTGAACGCCAAAGTATCGACCACTACCGGCACTCCTGGCACTGGTCTTGGCGTGATTCAGATTTCTCGCCCATTCCACCAAGGCCAGATTGTCTAATTGACAATATAGGGGCTTCGGCCCCTATTCCTAAAGGAGAAAGTTATGGCTGGTTTTCAACAGGATATGTGCGGTACAGGCGTTGCTCCTGGTACTGCCGCTTCTATCGCTGGTTCATTGCAACTGAGTCAAACCGCGACTGGCAGCAATCAAGCTACCGCGTTCGCAATTACTTCCAGCACTATGGAATTCACTACTGTAGCTGCTAGCACTGGTGCGATTCTGCCAGTACTTCGTGTTACTGCTAATGATGCACTGTATGTAGTGAATAATGGCGCTAATACTTTGTCAGTTTATCCGCCTGTAGGCTTTAAAATCGGGACTGGAGCAACCAATGCGGCAGTATCGATTGCAGCGGGTAAAGCTGGTGAGTTCGTAGCACGTGGTGATGGTAATTACTTCGCCAATATCAGCGCGTAATCAATGGGGACTTAGCTCCCCATTTTCTTAACTGACTACCTCAATTACTTGAAGGGAATCAAAAATGAGTCAAATGCTAGCTTCTGATCTGAATAATCCTGAGTTCGTAGGCGCGTCTAATCCTGATGCTCGCCTGTCTGTTGTTTTCTTTAGCAAACCGTTGAAGAATAACTTCAGGACTGAACAAGAAGGACGCCCGATTTTTGATGATTGCGACATGGTGCGGATCTATGTCCCTGGCGATGATAAGAACATCGTTGAAACCTTTGTGCGCGATGATCATAAGCGCCGCTTCCCGCTGCAATGGGCGCATTATCAGAACAAGATGCAAGGTGATCAGCGTTTGGCAGGTAAGACCCCAATTAATCAATGGCCGCGTATTACTCCTGCTCAAGCAGAAGAATTGCGAGCGTTGAAGTTTCTTTCTGTTGAAGACGTGGCGAATGCTTCTGACTCGAATATTCAGCAGATTGGTATGCTGGCCGGTATGTCGCCTTATGCATTCCGTGAAGCTGCCCAACGCTATTTGAAACTGGCATCTGATGAATCAGCAGCAGCTAAAGGCGATGAGCGCCTGAAAGCAATGGAAGCTGAGAATCTGGCGATGAAAGAGCAAATGCAGAAGATGCAGGCTCATTTTGAAATGCTGGCAAATCAAACGCAAAGCGCTCCAGAAGAAGTAAAATCCGAAGAAGCCCCGCGACGTGGACGCCCACCGAAAGAAAGCTAATTCATGAAAACCATGCTGCAAATCATCCAGGCTGCAACACAGGAAATGGCGATCCCAGTTCCTACATTAGTAGCCGGTTCGACTTCAACCGATACGATTCAATTGTTTGCATTACTGAATCGCGTCCTGAGTGATTTGCAGCGCGATTACATTTGGCAGTCTCTGCGCGTCGAATATCGATTCACTACGCAATTCTTGCAGACTACAGGAACGGTTACAGCCAATAGTCCGATCG